CACATCCTGTGATTTTTTCTAACTGAATAGATCGGCTGTTTTGAGGAAACTACCGCCCCATAGGGATTTTTCAACCGTTTCAGGTTGATTCTGTACTATCTCGCCGAGATCGCCAGACAGTCGGAAAGCAGTGTCTTGCTCTACAAGTTCCACACGCTTACCAAATTCATTAAATACATTTGTTGCTGATGCAATATCTTTTGCAACTGCTTCAAATGAACTCTGTGCCACTTCAATATCAACCTTTGTAGATTTCAAAATTTCTACCTCTGATTGTAATGACTTGACTATTTCTAATAGATCGCTAAAGGCTTTTTCAAGACCGTCATTAGTTTCTGCAATTGCTTCTGCAACTACCTCATCTGACTTAGGAGCCATTGGCTTCTTCTTGTCTTCTTCTGCTTCAACTGATGTTGACTCAGTTCCTTCATGAGCAGCAGACTCTTCACCAGCAGTTGGCTTTGCAGCCTTTTCTGTTGAATCATCTTCAGTTGCATCTGACTTTGAACCGCATTCACATGCGTCCATAGCCTTTCCGCAATCTGGACATGTTGAAGCCTTTGTAACTTCATCTTCTGCTACTGGAGCGACCTTCTCTGTTTCAACTACAATATCAGATTTCTCAACGATTTCTTCAACTGTGTTTTTTGTTGATTTTGCCATAAGGTTTTCCTCCTTGTTAATCTTAGAAGTATTAATGCCTTTAGCACTATCGACTAAGAATTTTATCATTTCTGTTTTTTCATTATCCGTTTTTTCAACGAAACCTATATTTGTCATCTGCTCTCCAGATGTTGGACTTACTTCTGATTCATTTTCTGAAACCATAACAATACCTGATTCCTTGTCATAAAATACATTTTCTAATACTGTCTCATCAGCCTTGATAACATCTACGCCATCAACCTTTTCGACAGAAACAATATTTGCAAACTGATTTGCTGGGGAATCCACAAGACTCAACTCAACTAAATCGTATTGTTTAATAATTCTAATTGCCTTATCTGACTTTTCATCATAACCATCATCCCACTTATTCATTCTTCCGCCAATTGAAAAACCTTGAAGCGTTCCATCAAGAACTTTTTCCCAAGTATCTTGTGCACCCTTTGAAACATATGCAGAGACAAATACACCATTATAAAACTTCTTTGACTCTGGATCAAAATACTTATCTGCTTTAAATGAAACCATCTTGCCTACTGCTAATGGCTGATGCATTTCTCTAATGTTCCCTCGGAATTTTGCAAATGCATCCATTGACGCTTCTGCTGTTACAATATCATCTTGCTTGTCAAGGTTATCCAAAGATGCAAAGCCTGAGACAATTCTTCTTTCCTTGTCTATTTTGGTAAGTGGCATTGAAAGACGCAGACTGTTGCCGTCGGTATCCCAATGTGCTTTAGATATATTGATCACCATTATATTATAAGCCCTTTTTTTGCAATATCTTACTATTCGGACAATTCAGACACTTCATCAAACTTTCTGCCTTCACCTTTTGGGTTTCTTCCAGATGTGGTTGACGTACTGTCTGAGTTATTATTTATGCGTTCTGCATCCCTTGCCCTATTTGCTGTAGCGTCTGCTGCCTGCTCTGGCTTGAGTTGAAGTGGTTCATCTCCACCTGGGCGCTGTGGCATACCTAACTGCTCTCTTGCTTCATTAGGAACAATTATTTGATTCTTGACATAACGCTCAAGAATTTGAGACTGAGTAATCTCGTCCGTAAGTGTAAGTTCATTAAACTTAAACTCAAGAATATCTGTCTTCTCACGAATAATTTTATTAATATGTTTTTCAAGTTGTCTTTGAGAAGGTCTTGCTACCTGCTCTTTAAATGTTCTATCTTGTGATAATGCTGAAGCAATTGATCCAGAATCTCCTCCACCAAGTTTTGAAAGTGGAACCTGATGTGCTACCAAGATATCATCACGGTTTTGTTTGCGATACTCTTTAAACGATCCTTCTTGTATACCGTTTTCAATTGGCTCCATCTTAAACTCAACTTTATTTGTATCTGAGTCTGGTGGAAGAGGTATGTAAAGAGTTCTATGGTTTTGACCTTTAAGGCCAGTCTGCAAGAATCTAAACATTTTGTCCTCTGCTTCTGCAGATAGTTTTGCTCCTTTAAGGGTTACAACATATCTTGGCACTGCTTTATTTTGAAAATAATCAATGTTATATTGAGAAGCAAGTGAGTCTCCATATAAAGAATTAATTGCTGAAATAATATCAGGAACTCCATAAAAAGTATTTAGTGGAGAGTATTGTTTAAAATGAATAATCTCATTTGGTCTTGGGTCTGTTCCTAATGGGTTTGCATTTGATGCCCCAAAGTTACGGAAATAAACAACCTTGTTTGCAATAACCTGAACAAAACCATCACGTAATCTTCTTACACGAACTGTTGTTGCTGGGATGTGCCCAACATATCCTATGTCACCTTTTACAGTTCTACCAATTTCTAAGTATGCGTTTCCAGTTGCTTGCAAATCCGTGTATACTTTTTCCATTGAAGAGGTAAAAGAGTCATCGTTGTTTAAACTTTCTAACCAATCACGCATCTCAATCTTTGCTCTTTCAATTCTTTTACGAGCACGCTCTGTAGCGCCAGAATCAGTTGAGGACTCAATCTTCAGCATTGTTCTTGCAGAAACTTCAAAGTCATAACCTAAGCCAACGATGTTCTCTACCTTAGCATCAATAGCAGCGTGATTAGCAAAAGAAGTGTCGTAGTAGTTTGCTAACTCGTAAAGATTCCATGGAGGAGTAATAACATCAAATAGTCCATAACCATTTCTATAAATTAAACCTGGGTTAATTTCTTTTGATGCTGCGCCATTAATACCTGTGCTAATGGCCATTGCGCTGTCCATATACGCAGGTGTTGCATCGGCTTTGGACACTCTTTGTGCTCTACGTTTAAAGTTATTATCTAAACCATTAAGAGTTTTTAAATCATCCCAGTCTTTGTTAAATGGATCTTGTTTTGCAAAAGTTTCATCTAACTTTGGAAGTTCATCAATTCTTGCGCCAATTCTATAATCCATCTCGTCACTCATTACTCATCACTTCCATACTTATTAAATGTATCTTGTGCTGCTTTCCATGCACCAAGATCGTTCATAGAAGGAATTAGTCCTTCTGCCATTCTTTCTTTTTGCTCTGAATACTCTTCTTCAGTAATTCTTGTTAGCCCTGGAACAAAAATGCAATCTCCATTACCTTCATCTCCATAATATTTTGCTGCATCTCTAAGTTTTGCAATCTGAGCAATGTCGCCTTTCATTGACTCAATGTTTAATACAGAGCCAGTTCCATCAGTAAACCATCTTCCATCAGCCTTTTTGTAAACGTAAAGACCCCAATCGTAATGCTTTTCAATAATTTTTGCACGGGACTCTCCCACTTGGCCTTTCATCTTGGGCAAGGCTTTACTCTTTTTGTTTGGATTTTCAATATTCATAACCATAAGTATACCATATCATGCTGGATCGAGTGTAAACTGATTCCAAACCACATCGGTAAATATTGTATATGTATAATCTCCAAACCTTACAGGCCTTTCATCATCTACAACAATTTTGTTTGTTCCCGTATAACTCTTATAAACGTCTGAAGGGTTTACTCCATAATAACTTGTTTCTGACAAAACAAGAACCTTATTCCAATTAAAGGACCCATTATCCCAGAATTCCCAATCAAGCGGATAAGACCCCAAAACCTTGACTCTAAACCACGGTCTTTCTGCTATGCTCTGAACTTCCTGCAGGTTTGTAGATTGGTAGTACGAAATGCTGTTAAATAGCAGTGGACCAGTTAGTCTTACTGCCCCTTCAAAAAATGAAAAGTTTAAACTACTTGAAAAATTAATTCCAAGAAATCCCCATTCCTGAAGAGTCAAAACTGGTTCTTTGACAACCTTTCCGTTCCAATAAAATCCAATACCGTCCTGAACAAGTCCAGTCTTTGCATCAATTGCATAAATCTTTGCTCTTCTTCCTGTTGGATCACTTGCAACCATATAGAATTTTATGTAAGAGTCTTTGCTTTGTATTTCAAATATTTGAGTTGGTGCATATGGAAAATAATCGCCATCAAATCTTACAGCCATTTGCATAGCAATTACCTTAAAGCCTTCTGACCTGCTAGAGTTTACTGGTATCGAAAGACCTCTATTTATTAGTGGATCATATTTGCCTTTAAGTTGTATTCCACTTGTTTTTGTTAGATATAGGTATGGAGAAGATCCATTATAAATTGAGAATGGGTTGTTCTTTTTAAAATTATAATATATTCCTGTTTTTGTGTATGGGTATACGGATGTTCCAAACCTAGTTCCAATCGGGCTTGCATCAGACTCATTTAATGCTTGAGAAGCATAAGATAACTTTTTAATTGATACATTATTTGTTTCTGAATCTTTTACATTTATCTCTATGTGTGTAACAATAGACAAGTCATTAAAATCTACTCCTCTTGGAGGATAAATAATCATGTTGTCAACAACCTCATATTTTGTTGTCATCCAGTCTTGTCCAGGGACTAAGACACCGTTTCTAGGTGGTCTTTCTGTTTTTGTAAAATAGAAAGATGTTTGGTTTGCTCCTAATTCTGTATATTGAAAAGTTACATAACTTTTTACAAGTGCGCCATCGGTATCGTATCTATAATCTTTTGATATTTTATTTTTTAAATCTTCGTAATCGTTATAGCCAGTAAATAAATAATTATCTAAAGATGTGTATGTTCTTTGTACGGGCATACCGTACTCATCTGATAAGTCTGCGTATGTCCAATCTTGTGGAACAGTCTCTATTGCTATAGTCTTTGATGATATTGGGTAGTCTATGTTAAACTGAATAAAATCAAGATCAAAGTATTGGTCCCCTCGTTTGTCTAGAACAGACTCAGCAAAATATGTTAAAGGTAGTTGGTCTTCCCAATATGCACTTGAAGATACTGCAAGTTTGTATTCATTGAAGGCTGTAACTGGCAAAAGAGTATAACTTGCAATGTGGTCCATCAATGAGTCTTCTTCAATGGTAACAACTCCTCCACCAGATAGAGCACCGTTAGCCGTATCGGTCAATCCACCAGATGGTGGCATTGAGGTTGTGTCTATTCCTCCATCTATATTTATTAGTTGATTGTTTTGATAAATAGGGAAGAGATCTTCATTCCAAATTGGTACACCTATCTCATTAAACAACAATCTAATTTTTTGAAAATTATATGCTGTGCAAAATCCTATATTGTATATATTGCCAGTGAAAGTAGACAGTCCATTTTTATCTCCAGCAACATACATTCTTAAATCTGACAAAGATCCAAAAAAGTCTGATGCTGGACTTCCAAACCTTGAAACAAATAATGGTATGTTTAAACCTACATCAATTAGTTCTCCTGGCTGTGCAACAAGTGGAGAATAGATTGTTTCTACATTTTCTCCATATTTTATTATATAGGATATCTGGTTATTTAACAACTGTATTAAAAAATAACTATTGGTATTTTCTTTTTCAATTTTAAAAAGTGTTTGAGCAGTTGCAGAAGTCTGTGGGATTTGAAAACATCCATAAAAACCAGAAACACTACTTCCTAAAAAGTCAAAGTTTTTAAAGAATAAATAAGCAGAAGTTTGGTTCCAAGAGGAGTTAGGTCTGAATGAAAAGAAGTTTTTATTACTAGGGCTTTGAATTTCTTTACAATCTGAAAACAACTCTTCTTTAGTTTTTGAAGATAAAAACATTTCTGGCAATGGATGAGAAGTAACAGAAAGAGATTTGTTTCTAATAGAAGTGTTGTCACTAAACCCTTGATTCCAAGATCCAATTTTAGGATATGAATAATTTGATGTATAGTCTGCAAACTCATAATCAATAAAAACAGATGTTCCACTATAAGAAGTATTAATATTTTCTGGAATTTCAACACCCTGACCAAACACAAACCTTCTTTTCGCTACTGCTGTTGCAACTACATAAGGGTATATTCCTACACAGTCAATCTCTATTGGATAAATATCTTCGTGTGCATAAAATCCTATCCAATCTTGATCCTTGACCCCATTTAGCATTGCTGGCAAAGAAAGAGACTCTGTTAAATAATTTAAAGATATTACTTCTTGACCGTTAACAAGTAAAGAGGATGTATCTTTTCCAACTCTTAAGTGAACAAGCATTGGCCTTGTCCATTCACCTACATAATAAGTCTTGTACTCATTTCCTATCTTTAGTCCAATAGAAGGGCCGTCTACATATATTCCATCTTGTGAGGCAATTGGACCAATTATTCTTTTTCTGTCATTACTATAAGAATTTATTCTAAGCCAGGTTTCCAGCGTGTACTGTCTAAACTTACCAGACTCATTTAACATGCCAACACCAGGAACTATTAAAGATGGGTTTAATCCATTTGGATATAGCGTTGTAAGGCTTGAAGTTCCGTAAACAATTGGTATCCCAGAATTTTTTGCTTTTAGCATGTTATCTGAAACAAGATAGTATCCGTTTAATTCTTGAAGTCCATAACACTTTGCAACAATTCCCTTTTGTGAAGGAAGAGAAATGATAGAAGGGATGTCTGTTGGATAAACACCTAAAGAGGTAGACGCAAACTCTTCTGACCATTGACCAAGGGTTATACCATTTACTAAAAATACATCTGGATCTTCTGACCCACCAATAAAGTTGATCTTAAAGACCAATCTTATTTCTGTATTGTCTGGCGGTGTATCAAATGTTTCTGATATAAAAATCCAATTTTTGTTAACTATCGTGTCATAATTCTTTAGATGAGTTATATCTTGCCCACTTGTTGTGTCTGTGTATTGGTATCCAATTTCAAACCCTGCAACATAAGAACTCTCAGAATAAAAGTATGCACCAACAGAAAATGTTTTTAGGTATTGATTAAAATCTAATAAATTCATTATGTTGCTACTTATTGCTATAACTGATGCAGTCTCGCTACTTGTTGGAGTGGCAGTTATCTTTCCTACGTAACTATTTATAAATGGCTCGTCTACTGACTGAGAATACTCTTGATGGGTACCACCAGTAATTT